AGGTTCTTGGTAAATCAAAAGGCGCATTGATCTATGAAAATAAAAACAATCATGACATTATGATTATTCCAGTTGAAGTAACTGATAGTTATAGAGAATGGATTGATTACGCATTTAACTGGATGAAAGAAGTTCGCAAGGCTTGGGAAGATCAAACCCTTCCAAATAAAAACTATCGTTCAAATTCAAAAATTTGTAAGGGCTGCCCAGTTAAGGCGGCTTGTGATGATACAGGAAATTTCGACGGTGTAATACAGATTGCATCACTTAAGGAACTGAGTGAAACTTTGTAATAGATGTGACAACAGTTTTAAACCGAGTGTCAGCTATCAGATCTACTGTAGTGAAGTTTGTAGATCTGGCGCTACTAAAGAAAAGATTAATGAAAGATACAGAGTAACTCGTAGACAGAAAAGGATTGGAAAAGTTAGAAAATGTTCGGGTGGATGTGGAGTAGATTTATCAATTTATAATGACTCTGGATTTTGTTCTAATTGTAACTTAAGTGATAAGGCAGTTAACAAAATGTTAAAGAAGTTGAAAGGGTTTATCGATTATGACAAAGAATAAGTGGGGATTGGAAATGATGCCTGCAACCATTTGTGCCATTGATGCTAGTACTACTAGTATGGCTTTTGCCCTATTTGGTACAAAGAATAATAAGCTCGGAGAAGGTTTGGGGACAGTTGGAAAGATTAACTTTGAAGGTAGCACTAATTATGAAAAAGTCATGGATGCTGCAAAAAAAACTAAAGCATTCTTTGAATACTATGGTGGGTTTGAGGCTATTATTATTGAGCATACCGTCTATATGAATAGTCCGAAGGTTGCTGCAGATCTTGCACTGGTTCAAGGGGCCATACTTGGTTCCGCTGGATTAACTGGAACTAAAATTATTCAAACGGTAGCACCTATAACGTGGCAAATATTTTTAGGAAACGGTAAATTTACAAAAGACGAAGCCTTCGTAGTTAGATCACAAAATCCAGGAAAATCAGAGTCATGGTATAAATCACATATAAGAGAAATAAGAAAGCAAAAGACTATAAGGTTTGTTAATATGCAATATGACAAGACTATTACTGACAACGATATTGCCGACGCCTGTGGAATTGGACACTGGGCGTTATCTAATTGGGGCAAATCTACAGGACTTGACAAATAACACCATGTCTGCTAAACTATATACATCAGAGATTTTTATGCGCAAACGCTATACTCTGGATAAGAAGTCTCCAGAAGAGATTGCAAAGGAGTGTGGGTGTACTGTGGAAACTATCTACGTATACCTTGCAAAATTTAATTTACGGAAGAGTAGGCGATGAATAGGTTTACAAAGGCTTTGATCGTAGTTACAATCGCAAGTGCGGTTGGACTAACCTATGCCGTAACTCAGCTATTAAATATGGTTGAGGGGTTTGATGTTGATCCATTTGAGGATGAAGATGTCATCTGAAACACAATTCACAATAGGTCAAGTCTGTGATGAAATTAAAAAAATGCTTATTGAGAAAAATAAGTCGTATGGTGATTCGGCTCTCGATCCAATCAGGATATTTTCAAAAGCAGAGAAGCTAGAACAGATTAAGATTCGTATTGACGATAAGCTATCACGCATATCCCGAGGAGAAGAATTCTACGGGGACAACGATCTGGATGACTTAATTGGATATTTAATACTCCTAAAGGTCGGAAAAGGATTACAAAATGTCAACTGAACTTGAATTAGTAGAACACCTTGATGAGGTCAATAATGTAGTTACTGAATATCTAAAAGGCAATGATCCAACTAGAATTGCTAAAGAACTTGATATGCCCAGAGTTCGTGTGGTTGCACTTATAAATGAATGGAAGGTTCTGGCCTCTACTAATGTTGCAATTCGTGCACGTGCGAAGGAAGCCCTTGCTGGCGCAGATGCTCACTACTCCAAACTAATTACAAAATCATATGAGGTTATTGATGAAGCATCCATGCTAAATAATCTTAGCGCAAAGACTGCAGGAATTAAGCTTGTTATGGATATTGAAAAATCTAGAATTGAAATGTTACAAAAGGCGGGCCTATTAGAAAATAAAGAACTTGCAGAAGAGATGGTTGAGCTTGAAAGAAGGCAAGAGGTTCTTATTGGAATCCTTAGAGATGTTGCATCAGAGCATCCAGAAGTAAGAGATTTAATTATGAATAGACTTTCATCTATCTCAAGAGATGGTGAGATTATTACCGTTGTCCACGAGGTCGAATAGTGTCAGAATTTAACGCATTCCTAGATGTACTAAAAGAGAATCACTTTGATGAAACCCCAGTAGATGTGAAAACCTTTGTTGAGTCTTCTCAATTTTTAGGACAACCAAAACTATCTGATATTCAATACGAGATAGTAGAATCCATCAGTCAAATTTATAGAAAAGAAGACCTAGAGGATATTCACGGATCTGTTGAAGGCGCAAGAATTTTTAATAAGTACACTAAAAACGAGATTATTCTTCAGTTGGGAAAAGGTTCGGGAAAAGATCACATGTCAACTATTGCATGTGCTTATATTGTTTATAAGTTGTTATCTTTAAAAGATCCAGCACTGTATTATGGAAAACCACCTGGAAATGCTATTGACTTAATCAATATTGCAATAAATGCGCAACAGGCAAAGAACGTTTTCTTTAAAGACTTCAAGACTAAGATTGAAAAATCACCTTGGTTTGCAGGAAAGTATAACCCCAAGGCTGACTCTATTGAGTTTAATAAGTCTATCACTGTTTATTCTGGTCACTCAGAACGTGAATCACACGAAGGACTTAACCTTATCCTTGCAGTACTTGATGAAATTTCTGGCTTTGCGTCTGAAGTTGGAACAGGAAATGAACAAGGAAAAACTGCCGATAATATATACAAAGCATTTCGTGGAACAATAGATTCTCGCTTCCCGGACCTTGGAAAGGTTGTTCTTCTCTCATTCCCGCGGTATCAAGGAGACTTTATCTCCCAAAGATACGATGCAGTAATTGCAGAAAAAGAAACAATAGATAAATCATATACGTTTATTATGAATGAAGATCTGCCAGCTAACGACCCCTCTAACCAATTTGAGATTAAGTGGGAAGAAGATAGTATTATTTCATACAAAATTCCGAGGGTACTGGCATTTAAAAAACCAACATGGGAAGTAAACCCAACAAGAAAGATAGATGACTTCAAGCTAGCATTCTATACAGACCTAGGTGATGCCATGATGCGCTTTGCCTGTATGCCAACCTATGCTTCTGATGCCTTCTTTAAACAAAAAGATAAATTAGAAAAATGTATGACACTAGTTAATCCAGTAGATAGTTTTAGAAGGTTTGCAGAAAACTTCAAACCAGACCCAAATAAGGTTTATTTTGTTCATGCTGACCTTGCCCAAAAGCATGATAAATGTGCCGTTGCAATTGCTCACGTAGATAAGTGGGTTAATATTCAAGTAATAAAAGACTACCAACAGGTTGCTCCAATAGTTATTGTAGATGCCGTTGCTTGGTGGGAACCCCGTGCAGAAGGTCCAGTAAACCTGTCAGAAGTCAAGCAATGGATTGTGAATTTACGGAGACAAGGTTTTAATCTTGGTATGGTAACCTTCGATAGATGGCAGAGCTTTGATATTCAACAAGAGTTAAAACAGGTAGGAATAAGAACAGATACTGTCTCTGTTGCTAAAAAACACTATGAAGATTTAGCAATGATGATTTATGAGGAAAGAGTTGCTATGCCAATGATACCGCTTCTTCTAGAAGAGATGTCAGAATTAAAGATTATGCATGGAAATAAGGTAGATCACCCAAGAAAAAAGTCTAAAGATCTAGCAGATGCGGTTTGTGGGGCGGTATTCGGAGCAATATCACACACACAGAAGGATATGGACCTTGAAGTAGAGATCCATACATGGAAAAGTTCTACCCGACTTGCAGAACAACAACAGCGTATGGTAGAATTAGAACACAAGGTAATGCCTGAAGATGTTAGAGATTTCCTTGACAATTTCAATCTATTATAAAACTAAAAAGGAGAATAATGAGTTCATTTAAAAAGCTTAGCCTAGCCATCGCTGCAGCCCTGGTTGGTACAATGTTAACCGCAGTTTCAGCAAATGCAGCAGTTATGACAGTAGGGGTTTCGCTTAATGCCGTAGCCAACACAACAAACTCTGTAATTGGTACTCCTGCCGCACTTCCAGTGCCAGCAGACAATACAGTCGATGCCGCAGACGCTTTAAAGTTTGTCGCTACAGTTGATACGGGGACAGTCGTTACCGCAGTGGCAACAAATGCAATAATCGTATCAGCGCTACATACATCAGATGCCCCAGTAACATCGGCATCTGGATCAGCAACACTAGCAGTTGCAACCGGAACAGGAACAACGGCCACGTTTTATGTATATACTAAAACCACTGCAGTTGGAACTGTAACGGTTACAAATGGTGGAACAACACTTACATATTATGTTCAGGGTACCGCGGGTGCTCTTAATAACATTACACTTACTGCACCAGCATCTGGTGGAGCAGGAACTGTAGCAACACTTACAGTAAAAGGATTTGACGTATTCGGTAACTTAAAGGGTGGAGCAACCATTAATACAGTTGTTACAACTGGAACTACTGCAACGACTACAGCCCTTACAACAGATACAGCAGCAGCAACTCTTGGAACAAAAACCCAAGATCTTACACTGCCAGCATCTGGAACTGCATTTGTTATTGCATATGCAACAGTATCAACAGCAGTATCTGGCCTTACAGCACCAGTTGGTGCAGCATCTCTATCTATCACAGTTCGTGATCTTGCTGGAGAACTAGCAGCACAGACTTCGCTTACAGCAGCAGCTACTGCGTCTCTTGCAGCCGAAAAGGTAGCACGAGCAGCAGATGCTAAGGCAGCAACTGATCTTGCAGCAACTGTAAAGTTGTCAGCAAATGCAGAACTTGTAACAGCAAAAGCTGAAGTAGCAAAAGCTAATGCCGATGCTACAATAGCTCGATTGATAGTTGCAGCCGATGCATTAACAGCTAAAACAGCAGCAGATAAAGCATCAGCAGATAAAGCAGTGGCCGATAAAGCAGCAACTAATTTATCAGCAGCAGCATACAAAGCAGAGTATAACGCTCTTGCTAAAAAGTGGAACAAGGCTAATCCAAAAGCTAAGGTTAAACTAAAGAAGTAAAACTTCTCAATAAATTAGGGGCTAAGGAAACTTAGCCTCTTTTTTATGTAACAAAATGGTATAATAATCTTATTAGTCACCACCAAGGCTAGGGAGATACTAAAATAAAAAAGTTAGCGCATATATTTTTAATAGCGATATTATCTTTTATACCCCTTTTATTGGGTGTAGAAAATGCTTATTCATCTAACGTCTTAGTCAATGGTTCTTTTAGTTTTTCGGGCGGAGGATGGTCTGGTGCTAGTTTTAGTGGACAAGGCAACGCAGCCTGTACTAGTGGTCAGCCAAATATAGGCACATGGACCGCAAACCAACTATCGTTTTCCCATGTTCAATCTACCGTAAGTCAGCAAATAATAATTTCTGTACCATCTACCGTTTCATTTAGTTGGTCTTCGGCCAACCGATCTGATGCTTCAGGGGCCACAGCCAGAGTTATACTTTCTGATTCAAATAAAACTTTAGACACTGGTGTATTTATTTCTACACTAAGTATGGTATCGGCAAGCCGATCCCTAACTACTACAACAGCAAATGAGACTGTAACAATACAAATCTTAGGAAGAGATTCTGTTGGTTGGGCAGGTTGTTATGGAACTATGTTTACTAGCGCACAATTGCAAGTAGTCCCTATTTCAGACCCAGTAGTTGTATATGAATACTCTGTAAATGAAGGTGGGAGTATTGAAATCACTGCTCCAGTCAGTAGCCAAATCGCTTCCATAACCGCTTGGTATGGCAACCCTAATGATTCAACGCAAGGGGAGATTCAGTCTGCTCAATATACGGCTGAATACGCTGGTCTAATTTCAGCAGTAGTTATCGCCAACAACCGTTTCGGTGACCCTCTCCCTGGCCTTGTAAAAGTTCTCCGCTTTAATGTTGTATATGAATTGTTGCCTATTGACCCTCAAATAGCGATAGATGCCGCGGCAACTGCTTCAGTTGTTACAGCAGAATCATCTCAAACCCAACAAAATTATGATTCCGCGACTGTTCTAGTTACTGCATTGCCAAATGGCAGTGTTAAAGACTCACTTCAATCTCGTCTTGTTGTAGTTAAAACTGCTATAAATGCAGAAGTAGCAAGGTTGGTAGAAGTAGCACGGTTAGCTGAGGAAGCACGGTTAGCGGAGGTGGCAAGAGTTGCAGAAGTAGCAAGAGTTGCAGCAGAAGCCCATGCCGCTTGGCTGGCAAGCCCAGCGGGTATCGAAGCAGTCCGAGTACAAAGAGAAGCAGAGGCCGCTGCCGCAGCCGAAGAACGCAGAAGGCAAGCACAGCTCGCTGCCGAAGAATATGCAAGGTCACCAGCGGGAATCGCTGCCGCAAAAGCGATAGCAGATGCAGAGATCGCAGAGGCCGCAAGGGTTGAGGCTGCACGTCAGGCTGCTATCGTGGAGGCCGCTAGAGTAGAAGCAATTAGAGTTGAAACAGCACGAGTAGAAGCAGAACGAATTGAAGCAGAGCGTCAG